ATGAGATTCAAAGAGTACATATATTCTCTTCCTAATCAGCGCAAAGAAGAGATATCAAAGATAATGGAGTTATGCCGTGTTAATGAAAGTACTGTCTATAGATGGTTAAGGGGCGACTTTACTCCAGCCCCACAGAAGAGAAAGGTAATCTCAGACTATCTTAACATACCCGAACACGAGCTCTTCCCAGATGCATAGAGAATGTCTACACTGCGATTCTCATCGCATGTGCATAAATGGTATTTACTGTAACTTACTTGAAAAGTATGTTCAGTATTCTACGGAAAAAGAATGTAAAACAAATAAAACAATCTTATGAAAACAAAGGAATTTGAAAAAGCAATTGACGCATTAAACTTAGGAATCTTCATCGACGAGATGAAGCTAAACCATTCGAATGTTCGTCAAGTAACTGGTCACCTTGAAAATGAAGGTATCATTTGGAATGATAAAGGAGAGGCTTTCTCTACTGATTTTGAATGGAGAGAAAATAAAGAAGATGGGGACCTTGTAGGAGTCTTTGGTAGCTCACTGGAAAGAAACAAATTGTATGACCTTAAATTTGAATAACTATGACCAGCATTAGAAAAATTAGAAAAAAGGCTATCCGCAAAATGGGTTTTAGGATGTCTTTTCGGTTTTCTCACAAGGATCCTAATCAAAAGTTAACATTAAGCCCGTCAGTACGAAAGAAAATCAGGCAGGGAGTCACAGAATATCTAAGAAAAAAATGTTTATAGACAAAGATAACTGGGGAAAATTCTCCATACAAGACCTTTCAGAGCGAGAACTTCGATTATTACACGAAGCTCTACGGATATACGCTCAGGTTCAACTTGGGCGCATTCATCCAACCGAAGCTACAACGATTTTGAGTTTTGACCTCCAGTACAACCATGTGCTGTTTCTGAAGGATGTTTAGATATTGTTTTCTTAACTTAGACTCCTATAGATATGATTAGAAACAAAATAGCTAATAAACGGTGGACAGAAGGTGATGCTACCTTTGTTAAGAACAATCTTGGTAAACTGTCATTTGAACAGATGGGAAGAGCATTGAACAGAAGTTCTATGTCTGTTCGCCTCTTTGCTTTACGCAATCGCCTTACAGTCGGATTGCAAGTCAAGCGCAATATCCTTATGGAGATGTTGAAGATAAAGTTTCGCCACCCAGAAGACTTCACGCCAACAAGAGCCTTTTACACGGAAACAGGAATAAATCAACGTCGATTTTGGGACTTGTACTATGGAAGAAAAAATATAAGCAGCAAAGAGTATGCTGCGGTAGCTGAATACTTAGGCGTAACCTTACAAGAGGCACTTGAATCACGCCAGTTGGATTTGTTCGAGGAAAATGAAGAATAAGGAATATGATAGATAAGAATTTCATTGAAAAAGTAAAGTCAGCTCTAAACATTGTAAATGTAATAGAAACCTTTACTCGCCTACACAAAACAGGTGCGAACTATAAGGTTGTCTGCCCTTTTCATGATGACCACTCACCATCTATGGTCGTCAGTCCATCAAGACAGACTTATCACTGCTTCGTGTGCGGAGCAAGTGGAGATGTTATATCCTTTGTACAGCATCACCTAAACCTAAGCTTCATAGAGGCTCTGCGCTGGTGTGCTAATCAAGCAGGCATCGAGTTTCCTACCAAGGAACTCACACCTGAGGAAGAAGCTGCCTACAAGAGAAAGGAAGCGCAACGTATCGCAATAGATGCTGCTGCAAAGTTCTTTCAGAAGAACCTTGGACAAGCAGAGAGTTTCCTTGCATCACGTGGATATAGTCTTTCTGACAAAGCATTGACCGACTTCGGTGTAGGTTATGCTCCAATGGGTAACCTTGCTCTTGCAGAGCTATCAAAAGCTGGTTATTCACAAGAATTATTGCAAGAAGTAGATGTGCTTGGAAATAGTGAAGGTCGCTTATACGACAGGTTCCGTGACCGCTTAATGTTTCCCTTCTACGACATGCAAGGTCATATCGTAGGATTCTCAGGTAGAATCGTCACACCAAAAGATGGTACTGGTAAATATGTCAACACAGGCGAAACACCTCTGTTCACGAAAGGTAAGCACATCTTCGGATTATACCAGGCACGCAAAAGTATTGGAAAAGAAGGCTTCGCATATCTTGTCGAAGGTCAGTTTGACGTAATGTCTCTACATAAAGTAGGTGTAGAGAACGTAATAGGTGGAAGTGGTACTGCATTCACCGAAGACCAAGTAAAGCTACTGCTTCGATTCACAGATGACATCGTAATGATCTACGATGCTGACCCTGCTGGTGTCAAGGCATCGTTAAAGAACTGTGAACTGCTTTTAAAAGCTGGGGCAAAGGTGCGCTGCATCCGTCTTGAAAAAGGTATGGACCCCGACGAGTTCGCTAAAGCACACGGCAGCCTTACAAGCAAGAAGTTAAAAGAACTCACAGAACCATTCCCAAAAGCGTTCAAGCGTATGATTCTTCCACGAGGCTGCAAGGATGAGACAGTTGTCACAGACTGCTTAAACTCTATCTGTTCTCTCGTAGCGTGTGTACAAGACTCTGTTCTGCGCCTGGAGTACATTAAATCAATTGCAGAAGATTTCCGAAGTAAAATCGGACTCATCGATAACAAGGTGCGAAGCATTCGTACTCAACTAAAAGAATCTATCGCCAACACAAACACTCAGGCTGGTATCTTCGGTATCGATGCGCTAAAGGAGAATATTGAAAGCGACCGTCCTGCAATTATTACCTCTGTTATGCAGGATTTTCTCGATGGATATGGAGAAGAACCTATCGTATTTGTGTCAGGTCGACCATCAACTAACGACATTCAAGAGTTGCGAAGAGTCTATTGTTATTTTATTTCTTCCGAGACAGGTTGTAGCATTACGGATGATGGAGATGAAAATAATTACTTGCATACTCTCGCAGAGATGTATCGTGCAGGCATCAAGATAAACATGACCTTCAGCGACAGTACAGGTTCATTCCTTGACTATTACATAGCGTTGCACGGTAAGTTCTTCGAAAACTTCAATGGAGACCGAGTTCCTCTTGTCTCACGTTGTATCGAACTAACATCCTACGCTGACGATACTGTTATAACCATAAACAGAAATCATTACTGCTCTTTGCTCAAGCTAACTAAGGGGCAGTTTGACGAGATAAGAAAGCCATTCGTTCTCAAGCGTAAGTCTGCTATGAAGGTTAGTATGCAAGCAGACAACCTCGACGATGAAGAGTTTGATGTAAACGAGCCACCAGAATATGTACAAGAGAGCGAAGAGTACAGGAGGATGTGGAAAGAGAGTGGGTATTACCCACGCCTCAATAAGAAGAGCGAACCAGTGTGCTACATGTTTCGCAACAAGAATGGTAACGGCATGACGCAAGTTGCGGACTTCTTCATGACTCCATTACTCCATATCTTTTCAGATGATTTCGAACAGAACAAGCGTGTGCTGCGTATCAATCGTAGATATTACGAGACACCTATATATATAGAAATACCTTCTAAAGCTATGCTGAAGATGTCTTCAATCGAGGAGGTATTAATCAACTACGAAGCAGTGAACTTCAATGGAGAAGAGTGGCAATGGAAGGCAATCAAAACATATATGAGTCGCCACTTCGTAATGTGTTCGGAGGTAAAGACCTACGGTAATCAGCAGAGCGAAGGTATGAGTCGAAAGACAGATGAACAGTTCTTTGCCTTTGCCAATGGTATCTTTCACAACGTCGACGGTCAGTGGGTGTTCGACCCTGTTAACGAACTGGGTGTGGTTACCCATAACAAGAATAACTACTACCTCCCTGCTTTCTCTACCATCTACGCAGGAAGCGGTAAGCAATCAGATAAGTACGAGCTCATCAGTCAGCTTGTATACAAGGAGGTCCCAGCTGAGAAGAAGGTCAGCTTCGAAAAGTGGGCTTCGTTAATGGACCAGGTATATAAGATTAACGACAATGGTAAATGGGCTTTAGTTTTTGCAATTATGTGCGCCTTCAGAAGCAACATCCACTGCATCGATAGACTTTTCACCGCTCCATTTTTCATGGGTCCGATGTCGTCTGGTAAGACACAGATAGCAATTTCAATCCGCTCGCTGTTCATTTCTCCTAATATACCTATCTTCAACCTTAACACAGGTACCGATGCTGCGATGTCTACCATCATGGGTACATTCAAGGACGTTCCTGTGGTTCTTGATGAGTATAACAACAAGGATATCAGCGACACCAAGTTCCAAGCTCTAAAAGGTATCGTATATGACGGTGACGGTAAGCAAAAGAGAAAAGGAACCTCTGGACGAGAGATTGAGAACGATAAGGTGTTTGCCCCTGTAATCATCTGCGGTCAAGAGACACCACAGCGTGATGACAACGCACTTATGAGTCGTGTGATTGTTTGCGAGGTGCCAAAGCCTCGAAACCGCACACCAGAAGAAGTGCGCCTCTTCGAGGAACTGAAGACTATTGAAGACCCAAACAAGATAGGTCTTTCAAATGTACTCCTTCAGATCCTGGAGCTTCGTCCTATGTTTATGGACCATTTTAGAAGCCTTAAGCAAGAAGCGTATAACGAACTAAAGCAAGACCTCATCAACTCTGGAGAAATGGACCGATTGATGAAGACAGCATCCCTCTTCTTGGGAACTGTCAAACTGATAGAGCGATATTCTAACCTTCGCCTACCGTTTACCTACGACGAGTTCTTCAAGATAGTTCAAGAGAAGGTACAATTCCAGTTATCACTTATTCGTAGTACTGATAAGCTGGCGATGTTCTTCACAGCTGTCAACAATATGATTGACACGAGACAAATCATAGAAGGACGTGAATTCCTTATCGAGCAACCCAAGAAGGTCACAGGTAAAGATTCACGTGGAGATTCAAAGACCTTCACCTTCGAAGCAGGTGCGAATATTATGTTCTTACGCTTGAGCGCAGTCTTCAGTATCTTCGATAGAAGCGGTTATAACAATGAAAATAGCACGCTGTCAACGATTGAACAAAACCTACGTAGTCATACTTCATACGTCGGTACTGTTTCTTCGAGAAGATTCATATGGGAGGAGACGGTCGACGACGCAGACCTTCGTGATGGAAGTATGGTTAAGCTACGTAAGCAGAAGAGCACATCTACAAGTGCTATCATTATAGATTACGACAAGTTTGTCGAGTCATACAATATAGACTTTAGAAGAGACTATGCTGACGACAGTAATAAAGAAAGCAAGCCTGTCGAAACTAAGGTAACTAACACAACTGAAGAACCACCGAAAAAAAACCTTCCGCAAGACTTGCCATTTGAGCCGTCAGACGGAAGTGATGAACCTTTTTAATGAAAGTATCAAATTCCTTTAGAGCCGTGCCAGTTCGGATGAATAGGCACGGCTCATTTCTTCTATCTATATCACATATCATATCAATACCGTATCATATACCATATCATATACCATATCACATTCTTTATTACTGAAGGTGGCGAAAAATCCCCCGTACCCCCAATTTTCAGAAAAAACCTCGAAAACGTGACTTTTGAAAATAAATTTTCAGAAAAACACAGTCCTACAATCCTACAATCCTACAAATTGTTTTTCTTTTCAAACCTATACTATACATATATACCTATAAATCAAATAGTTATATTATTATTATAGGAAATAGGATTTAATTGTTTATTTGTAGGATTGTAGGACGTTGTAGGAAATAGGATTTTTCGTGTTTTTCTCTGTTTTGGATTCGTCGTCCTACAAAATATGTGTTTTTGTAGGATTGTAGGATGAAAAAAGAGAGTGAAATAATAAAACTTTTGAGTGATAAAATTTTGTTATCTCATTGATAATCTGTAACTTTGCGTTAATTAAGTCTAATTTTGTAGGAATGTAGGACGGTAGGACGGCTAAAAACTAAAAAAGGATATGGAGAAAAAAAAATGGTCTGCGAAACGAGTTGTCACAATTCAAATTGAACAGTACCTTGCAGAATATATAAGTGCAAAATATTGTAAAGACACAGTTACTGGTGGTGTCAAGATTCCAAGCACCACAGATCTATACTTCTGCGTATGGGAGAATATGACCAAGCAACGCAGCAATCAACCTGATGTTGTAAATGGCAACCTCCGTATTCACCTACCTCAACGTAAGGCTGGTGTTATCGCCAGCCCTTGGAAAGATCCTGCTTATTACAATTACCTATCTCCAGCAGCAGCTAAGGAAATAGAAGCTCAGATACGAAGGATGTTCAATTTCGAACTCCATCGTATTCTGTTGGAGAATGAAGAGTTCGGTCGACAGAAGAGAAACCTCGATGTTATCTATGACTTCATTCGTAGCTATCAATTGAAGTCTATATCTTCAGATGCATTATTGAAGAATTACTACCGCTTCCGAAACCGACTTAGACCCAAGAAGGTTCGTAAGTATCAAAAAGTTGCATGTATTTAATATTTTTTAATACATACCAAACTATCGTTTTTGTCACTCAAATGTTTTATGATATGTTAGAATTTTTAAACACCGTACAAGTGAGACTTGTAAATCCAAATAGAGAAGGAAAGAAGAAAGTGTATGATTTCGTTGCCGATACCTTCACGTATATACCACAACTTACTGACAATGAAGCTGGTAATTATTGGAACTGCGATAAAACCATAGTTATAGACTTACCCGACGAAGGAACTCGCAGGACCTTCGCAATAGAGAGAAGTGCTATCGTTACAATCAAGACATCTGATAGGAAAACTCATAACATCGGAACGTCAGATATTCCTGCTCGAGTTCAGATATCTTCAAATTTGAACTCTGCAAACCTCGTAATCAAGTGTAAAATGCTCACAGACCCCCTTCTGTAGGTCTTTTGCCTACACCTTATTATATAGTAAATTCGCATCAAAAAGAATATTGATGAAAGAATTACAGTCTCTACTTGTCTCAGGGAAGCCTCTATTCATAACTATTGACGGATTTCGACAGGCTATGTTAACAGCCTTTCCGCTCAGTGGTAAAGCACCAGATAAACCTGAGGTAAACTCATCGTTCAGCATGACGAAAGATGAAATGCTTGCTTACCTTAACACCCATAGTTGGTATCAGCTCGAGTCACATCTTGCTCTCTTGGATATTCAGAAGATAACGAATCAAGAAAACACCGCTCCTATTACACTTACTGATGAGTTCAGTGATGAGCAACTGCCTGATAACAGTATTGCTTATCATCGTGTATTCGGTACCGTGATGTCTGATTCGTATTATTACTTCTCAAGTAAGCAGCTTCAATCAGACCTGCTTGCTGCTGAAGCTAATCCGCAAATATCTTGTCACTTCCTCCACATCAATTCACCAGGTGGTGAAGCGTGGTACCTCGACCGCTTGAGCGAAACACTACGCAGTTGCGAGAAACCTATCCTCACATTCTATGAACAGATGTGTTGCTCAGCTGGATATTACATCGGCTGCCACGGTCAGCGCATCTACGCTATGACACAGAATGACTATGTAGGTTGCATAGGAACTATGTGCAGCTTCTACGACTTCGAAGAATACTTTGCGAAGCTCGGTATTAAGAAGGTCGAAGCAAAAGCAACTAAGTCTGACTTGAAGAACAAAGTGTTCGATGATCTTCGCAAGGGTAAGGATGAGCAATTTGTGAAAGACATCCTCGACCCAATGAATGCACAGTTCTTAAGCGAGGTTCGTTCACAGCGTAGTAAAATTGCTGACCTTCCAGACGATACTCCTGTCTTGCGTGGTGAAACTTTCTACACTTCTCAGGCTGTGGAACTCGGTCTGACGGATGGTTGTAAGACTATGGTAGAAGCAATCGTTGAAACTGCTACGATGGGGCGTGAATATACTGAGGCAAAGAAACTTAAAACTGCCGTTTACAACATATAAATGTATCATTTTAATTTTTAGTTATTTATGAGTTTAAAAGAAAAACTTACAAGTGTCATCGAATTCCTTGGATTTAAGCAGAAATTCGAAGACAAAAGTCTGTCACAGGATGAGTTCAACTCTATCGTAGCAGAGTATCAGAAGAAGTACCAGAGTACGCTTGCTGATGACATTGCTTCTGAACAAGCTGCACAGAAGACAGCTCAACAGGCGGATGAGTTTCAGAAGATGCTGAACACCATTCAGTCAGTTCTGAATGGTGGTGAGCCTTCAGCAGCTGATGATGATAATGGTGGTCAGCAGCCTGCACAGCAAGGTAACGCAACTCTTGAGGGTATTCTTGAGGGTATTAAGGGTATGCGTGCTGATATTCAGGCGATGGGTTCAAACCCTGCACCTGATGTTCCTGCGCAAACAGTGAATGCTGTTCCTCTAAGTGTTAATGGTTTCGCAAACACAGCTGATTATCTCTTCGGTGTTGAGCATCCTTTCTTCTCAATGAAGAATCGTTGGAATCAGATTGCAGCTAACCCACGTGCAGCAGCTGCGCTTCCTGAGGTTGACGAGCAGGTTGATGGTGCTGCCTTCTATAAGGAGGTTCGCAATTATGCTAATTCACTCAAGCACCGCTATCAGTACCTTCAGCAGAATAAGATGCTTGATGCAGCTGCGCTTGCAAAGGGAACTTACGCTACAAACTACGATGGAGTAGACAATGCAGGACTTGGCGATCAGTTCGTTGTTCTTCGTCAGGATGCCCTCATCGCACGTGTTCTACAGGTGCGCGATCTTACTCAGTTCTTCCCAGTCGCTTACGGCTACCAAGACCGTGGACTCGTATTCAACGCCTTCTTCGATGAGGTTTCACAGGCTTACCAGTCTGGTGAGGTCTTCAAGGGCGGTATGAAGATTGAGAACCACTATGGTTACGTTGACGACGCTATGATTAAGATGGAATGGGGTCCAATGAAAGAAATCGAGCGTAAGTACATCGGTTATCTCAACAAGGAAGGCTCTGACCCTATCAAGTGGTCTATGATTGAGTATCAGTTGCTCAATACCCTCCGTGCTGCACAGGTTGAGCAGAACAAACGCCGTATGCGTGGTATCTACGTGAAGCCTGATAAGGGTGTTGCAGGTAGCTACCTCAATGCTGCTACTGGTGTTCTCTACACCTTGCTGCGTTATGTTCATCAGTACGACATCAAGCCACACGATGATGGTACATACCGCACCTATACACAGGCAAGTTTCCTCGCTTCTGTTCAAGAGTTCATTGCTGACGTTCGTGCCTCTATCACAGAGGACATGGACCTCGACAACCACTTCATTTACTTGAATAAGAACCATCAGGCATGGTGGATTAAGAACGTTCGTTCTACCTATGGTAAGGACACAGACTTCGCTGGACCTATGGGTGCATTGAGCGTGGTACCAGACACTACGATGCGCATCATTTGGTTGCCTTATCTCGGTCAGACTCCATTCATGATGCTTCACGAACCAGGTAATATTCAGTTCCTTGAGTTTGTACCAGGTGAGATGCTCTCTGTGAAGATGCAGGAAAGCATGGAGCAGGTCCGTGCTTGGAGTACATGGAAAGAGGGAACTTCTGCTTCATTCACAGGTCGTCGCTTCTCAACTAAGGATGAGATGGATAAGAATAACTACGAGTGGCAGCAGATCTTCATCAACCTCTTTGCAGCAACTATCACCGATAAGGTTGACGGTAATAACGGCTTCTGGCAGATTACCGACAGCACAACAACACTGACAACTATCACCGACATCGAGAATGCAAAGGCTGGTGTAGCTTACTGCATCGAGTGCGGTGATAAAACAAAGTTGCCAAAGATTACCAATAGTGGTAAGTTCGATAGCATCACGGCTGCCTTCACCGCTACAGCTGTAGGCGACTACATCATGGTAATCCTCGGTAGCGACAACAAGTTCCGTGAGTTGGAGCGTTGCGTCGGTGGTAAGCGTACCGTCAACAAGGAGTTGCAGCCTAACGTACCAGGTGGACGATAGATGAATGACTAAGGAACTGAGAGGAAAGTCGATGGAATTAAAAGCTCGGGACGGCTTGACCTCTTCAGTTCCTTTCTTAAATCAATAATTATCATTAATAGAAATAGAAATGAAAAAGCCCAATATTCAGAAACGCTATCGTGCGTATAATCCTATGAAAGGATTTAATTATAGCAACCGTCAGTCACGAAATATGTTCATGGCTACGTTTGCGATTTTTGGTATCTTCATGCTCGTAGCAGCCTTGCTTGACCACTCTCTCGGTGCTGCTGCTGGTTCAGGTGTCACCTTCGCTTCAATGGCATTACTCGGTCACGTCGACGATGTGTCTGATAGAGATACACACGGTAGTGCTATCTCTTACATCGTTTATCTCATTGCGCTCGACCAGATTGACCGCACCAAGGAGTTCCCACAACCTAACGCTAATCGTGAGGTTGCGCCTGTTCCTTTGAAACCGAATGAGATTCCTCATTACTTCGAGGCACACGACATTCCAACCTTCACTGGTACCACAGAGAAGGGCGACATCACTACCACAGGTGAAAATCAGCTTGTAATGGTAATGGGCGGAGCTCGTGCAAACCTTTATAACTTCATTGAGGAGTACAGCGGTGGTAAGTTTATCGCTCTTTACAAGCACATTAAGAAGAAAGAGTGGTATATCGTTGGTGAACTCGAGCGTCCTATCATCCTCTCTAACACAGAGACGAAGGACGATAAGGACGGTCGTTATACGACCCTTACCTTCAAGCGCAGCTCTGTCGACCTTCCACTGATTTACACTGGCAATCCAGCTGTTACTGCTGCTACTGCTATCAATGCGGATGCTACAGATGTAGCTATCACAGCAGGCAGTAACACATACACGATTCCAAACGGAACGTCAGCAGCTGCTGCTATTGCTACGGTTAGTGGTCTTAGCAAGAGCGATAAGGGAAGATACATCACACTCGTTGGTGCTGGTACCGATAAGGCTGCCACCATCGCTGACGGTTCTACCTTCGTACTGGAAGAGGGTGCAACCTGGACAGCAAAGACAGGTGCATCAATCACTTTCCGTGTTCTTGACACCACAACACTTGTCGAGGTCTCAAGAACTGAAGCCTAACTTATTCCCCTCCCTTCACGGGAGGGGGCTTATTCACCATTTATATTAAGAATATGTACAGCACAAAAGAGAAATTAACGCACTTCCATAAGTTGGTAAGCCCAACTGTTGTGGAAGCCGACCTTGCCCTGCTGCACGAGAAAGCACCACATCTTACTGATTTCACACGCTTCGACCTCTCGCCAGAGAAAAATCACGAGGAGATACTCTTCCTCCTTCTTGATCATTGCGAGCATGACGAAATCGTACGTAATCGACGTGAGTATGCTAATCAAGCAGCCGACGAGGATAATGATAACAACAACGCCAACAACTCTTCTGAAGATGGAGACGAGATTCCTGAGATTCCTAACGCTAATGGAGATGAAAACCCTGACGCTGACGGTGGCGAAGGCGACGAGAACCCATCGGAAGGAGAGGGTGGCGATGAGTCATCTGAAGAAGGTTCTGAAGATAACGAGTCTACAGAGCAATCATCAGAGGAACCTACTGCGCCTTCAGAGGATAAGGACGATGCTTCTTCTAAGAAGGAGAAGGCGAAAGCAACTCCAAAAAAAAAGAAGAAGAGTACCCGAAAATAGACTGGGAAAACCTTACAGATGCGGACGTACAGATGGCAACCGTTATCTATAACGACCGCATCAACACTTGGCGAAAGATGAAGCAGCTCGACGAATTGCTGGAGACAAAGCCTACCGCACAGGCTGTTGCTGAAATGGCAGAACTGCGCATCCGCAATCTTCAAGCATTTGCCGAGCTGCAATCATTAAACGACACTGGTAAGTTCCTCTGTAAACACCCGATACTCTTCGGACGCTCAGAGATAGCCCAGCTCATTAAGTTGCTCCGCACTGATCCTGCCGAGTTCCTCCGCCAGCACAAGAACGTTCTCGACAACATCAAGCGTTATAAATCGTTCGTTAAACGTAAGGATCGTAAAGAGAAAAGAGATGCTGATAAGCGGAATCTCGAAAAGTACCAAGAGAAAGAGCGACTGTTCAAAATGGTTCTTGAACAACAAAATAAATAATAACAATGGAAAATAGTATAAAAGTTTTTAATTTGGGCGGTTTGCCTACTGCCCCGCTGGACTCTTTTATCGAACTTCAGGAAGATTTCAAAAAGCCTGATGCAGACAAATTATCGAAGCTTCAGATGCTCATCATTACTCGTGGCTTCAAGTATTCATTCAAAGTGTGGAAAGATTCTGAAGGTAAGCTTTGGATTATAGATGCACACCAGCGACGCAAAGCTCTTCTTGGACTTCGCTCCTATGGATTTAAGATTCCAGAAATTCCCTACGAGGAAATCCAAGCATCTAATAAGAAGGAAGCTGTCGAAGAGATTGCTGCCTATAATTCAGAGTTCGCTCAGAAGAATCCAGACACTCTCCTATTCACCAAGTATAATATCAGTGGCGATGACCTTGCTAAGTTTAATCTTGGCTATGAAGTAAAACAAAATGACTTCTCTGTCGGTACAGATAAACTATTTGCCTCAGAGAGTGACACAACTGATATTCAAGAAGATGTTGTTGACACAATTCCACAAGAGGATAATGAAGTATTTGCTCGTCCTGGAGATGTTTTCAGGCTTGGGAATAACAGATTGATGTGCGGAGATTGTCGGTCTAAGAGCGATATCGTTGCACTAATGAATGGACGAGTTGCTGATATGATTCTCACTGATCCTCCTTATAATGTCAATTACGAAGGTGGAGGAGATAGCAAACTTACCATACAGAACGACTCTATGGAGAATGACTTATTCCTTCGCTTCTTGCAGTCTGTGTTTAATGTGATGTTTTCCATTGTCAAGCCTGGAGGTTCATTCTACGTCTTCCACGCAGACTCTGAAGGTGAGAATTTCCGCAGGGCAATTCGAGAAGCAGGCTTCAAGATAGCACAGTGCTGCATTTGGGTTAAGGATTCTCTTGTAATGGGTCGACAAGATTATCAGTGGCAACACGAACCTTGCTTATATGGTTGGAAGCCTGGTGCTGCTCACTTTTGGAACTCTGATAGAAAGCAGACTACCATTTGGAATTTCGACAAACCAAAAGCCAATCGAATCCATCCGACGATGAAACCTATTGCGCTGATGGCGTATCCTATTACTAATAGTACAAAGAATGGCGATGTAGTTGTCGATGTGTTCTCTGGATCAGGGTCAACCATTATGGCGTGCCAGCAGACAGACCGCATTGGGTATGGAATGGAAATAGATCCTAAATATGTGTCGGCAACTGTACGAAGATTTATGTCTATGTTTCCACAGCAGCCTATTCTGTTAGAGAGAGATGGCGTAGTCTTGTCGGAAGACGATACTAAAAAAATAATTCTATGTCAGAATTAGTTGTAAAAGAGATTCTATCAGATGAATATGTAAATCAAGTCAGAACGTTCGGGGCGTTAAACTATACCCCCGAACGTATTTGTCAGCTACTTGCCTTAAGGAAAGCTAAGCGAGAAGCATTGCTATACCGCATAACTCTTCCTGGTGATGTTTATTTTGAGGCGTACCAACAAGGTCTCGCACTTGGAGAGTATAACATAGACGCTGAACTTGCTAAGAAGGCTGAGAAAGGTGATAACGATTCTATTACTTTGCTCGAGGAACGTAAGAATGAGCGTGCAGAAAAAGACCTACGAATGAAACTCTTTGGAATATGAAAAGTGAAATTGAGAAGTTAGACACCATCCACCCTGACCTAATATCTGCATTCCTGACGAATGGAGATTGTGAAGGCATACCTCAAGATGTTAAGTTGTTCTTGCAGCAGCTGCAATGGTCTGCTGAGATATTCGAACACGAGCGTAATATTACGAGAGCTGCTAAGAAACTGAAGCTTCGTATTAACGCTGAGCAGCGAATAAAGATAGAAGAGCGCACTTGTATGGCGAGAATCTATCAGGCAATCAACTACTTTCAGGTTGACTGCAATGTTCCTATAAAGGTTTGGGAAAGCAATTTTGCAAACAAATACGAAGACCTTGCTAAACTCTGCGCACTTAATCGCGACTATAAAGGTATGAAGTCGTGTTATGATGCTGCTCTTGAGTGTCGTCGTCGGTCTTCGGAGATAGCAGAAGCAGATAGGGATTTAGGTGTTCTTTTCTTGATTTCTCCAGAGCTCACAGCAGAAGAACTTGGATTTTCGAAGAAGAATCTTAAAGAAATCGCTGCTAAACACAACGAAGGTTTTTATATTAAGCTTATCGATTCTCTTCCTGTTGAGAACAAGGAGAAGAAACGACTGCTGCGTGATGCTGACATTCAAGATGCAGAAATAGTAGAGGAGATTCAAAATGACTGATGAAATTATAAACAACGAACAACCTACAGTTGATTTCGAGCATTACTATATGAATCGTGTTCAGCTGTTAGCGAATATTATCGACCCGAATATGCTCTATGCAGAGTGGGCTCGTGCGACTGGTAAGACGGAGGGCGTTATCGTTCCTCGTCTTATCCGTGTAACGAATGACATGCCTGGTGAACTCTCGTTCCTTGTGCATAAGACTTATGTTGCACTGATGACAAACGTCTGGCCTAACATTCAAGCATCGTTCTCACGTCCTGTCATCGTGAATGGAAAGCAGCGAGCAATGTTAGAGTATGGCATCGACTATGTGGTGGGCGAAGCGAAGCTACCTTCTCACTTCCGTCGACCACGCTACCCTATTGCCTATGCTAAGCACTCGGTCATCTTCCGCAATGGTGCACACCTTCAATTAGTATCTTCAGATCAGCCTGAAAGTGTCGCAGGTCGTAATGCCGTGCACGCCTTCGTCGAGGAGATGAAGCACAACAGTGGTGAGAAACTCAAGTCACGCCTCTTCCCCTCCCTTCGTGGTGGTTCAGCCGACATCCGTCGCTCTGCCTACTATGAAGGTGTGACAGGTGTGAGTGATACGGCACGTGTCGACCTTGGTGAGGACGATTGGTTTGAGGAATACGAAAACAAGATGGACCGACAGCTCATTGAGGAAATAGCCAGTGTGTCACTTGCTATCAATCAGTCGCTTTATAAACAGTTTATGCTTCAGCAGGATTTGCGCAATACGAAGAACCCTGTCACTATGGAGAAGATAAGACTGGAAAATGAACGTCTTAACGCTTTTGTTGCACGCTGGAAACCACGCTTAGCGGATATGCGAAGAAACGCAATCTACTATATCCGTGCTTCATCATTCTGTAATAAGGATATCCTCGGTCCTAAGTTCTTCAAGACCCAGCTCGATACGCTCGATATGGATGAGTTCTTGACCGCTATCTGTGCTATTCGTCACAAAGAGGTGACTAACAAGTTCTTTACCACCTACGACCACGAGCGACACCAGTTCAAGGATAGTTACATCTATGACCAGATACTTAAGCTGAACCTCAAGGACCACTTCACCCTCACCGCTCGTTATCTTCGCCACTACGATAAGCGTGAACCGCTCTACATTGGTTATGATCCTGGTAACTTCCAATCGCTAATAGTCGGACAGAAAAAAGACTATGGTAGTCGCTTTGATATCATTAAGGAGTTTTGGGCATACATTCCCGATGACCAGCAGAACCTTGCGCAGCAGGTGTATTCTTTCTTTGGTACTGATGCAGTGAATAAGGTGATACACCTTTATCCTGACCGTGCAGGTAACAAGACACGTGAGGAATTAGAGCAGATAACTACTGACTCACTGACGATGAAGGCAGCCTTAGAGAGTTACGGATTTTCAGTTATCCTTTACAACGACGGTGCACCGACCATTTACCACTGGCAACAGTTCCGCCTTTGCCAGTTGCTCTTTGGTGAGAAACTTCCTTTGCTTCCAAAGGTGCGAATAGATGAGAACGAATGCCCTAACCTTTGCAGTGCAATTTTGATTAGTCCATTGAAGAAAACCAACGGCAGAATAGAACTCGACAAAGCTTCAGAGAAGAAGGAGGAACTCAAGCGAAGACCAGGACTAACAACGCAGCTACCAAGTGCGATGATTTACCTTTTGTACGGTCTTTATTCTGACCTTATCAAAAAGGAACTAAGCAGTTATCCTGATGATTTGCCCGAAAACCTCACGATATAACACCCAATAATGTCCAATATTTGATATAAAAAATGTCCAAAATAGGGCAATAATAAAGGTTATTTACATAGGTCAAAATCTTATTTTGTTGTGTTTCAGCTATTTACGTTTTGAAAATCAAAATCAAAAATAAACGAATGACGGAAATCACCACGCACCGCTGAGTTGAGGAAAAGAGGTGCAACGTTCCAAAAGTTGGGAAATATGACAGGGAGGGGATAAAATCGTCCTTTGTTCCCACAGCGATTTTCAGTAATTTCGCAAGTAATGGAGAAGACGATTGAGATGAACGGCATCGATGCGATGCAATGGGCAAGAGAGATCAGTAGAGTACCACAAGGTGACTTCACTATCTGCTTCTTCCCCTACTCTCGCTCGCAGGGTATGGCAGGCGAGCAGATGGTAGTCAAGGAACATTGCAAGTACCGCACACAACTACCAGATGAATGCTTTAACGTCGACTCCGAGAACTACTTTCTTTTCGAGGACAAAGACGGAAACCCTAAGATGTGTTATCGCATACTCATCAGGTATATGGGATTTCCTCAAGACGGATATAAACTACATAAGATAAATTGGTTATGACAGATAGTATTGAGTTGCACGGCAACGCTGGTCTCTATGTTATGGACGGCAACACCTTCTCCTTCCAGATTGGAGAGGGCAACGAGTTGTCAACAAAGCAAGGGCTACTCGTACCACAGGGCAGACAGTCGTACCTACACGAACACCAGTGGATGAGTGTTAACGGATACCAAGTGTGTATGCGTGGCGTGAACAACGCACAGTGTGAGGAGGTTGCAATGGAGATTAAGCAGAACCGTCTGCTGCCTCGCTTGTATAGCAAGGAGATAAAGATGCTGTATGGTAACGGACCTTGCGCTTATATACAGACAGTAGAGAATGGTAAGCTGCGACGTGAGTACACCGCACTGCCTGCGTGGGATGAATGGATGAACTCTTGGCAGGAGCGTGGCATGGAAACATCTGCGCAGGAGTTCGCTAAGACCTGTATCAAAAACTACTACTGGTTCGGTGATTACTTCGTTAAGTGGAGATTCTCACGTGGTAAGCGTATCGGTATGTTGCCAGTGGCAGGACTTGAACCCTTAGAGAATAAGCACTGCCGTCTTGCTACTACTCGTAAGGATGTAACCTACGATCAGATTAATTACGTTGACTTCAACAACATTGCAGTAGGACGCTGGACATACGGCATGGGAAACTACAAGATATATCCGAAGTTCGCATTGTCAGAAGTTGACAACTATCTATTCGCTGCGGTGTCACACCACCGTGAGAAATCAGTCGATGAGTTCTATGGAGTGAATGAAACCCACCAGGGCGCACGTCCTTATATTCAAGGTAGCAATAAGACCGCCTCATACATCAATTCCTTCTTGCGTAACTCACTTGCAGCGAAGATACACATCATCATTCCGAATGCATGGGTGTCAAGCAAGCGTAATCAGTTGGTAAAGCTATGCGAGGAGAATAAGATTCGCTCCTCTAAGAATCAGGACTTGGTTAAGTATAATGGTATCAGCATCGGTACTGAATATCGCGAATCGTTGCTTGTAGAGTATATGCGATTGGAACTTCGCAAGATAGGCGACTATCTGAGCGGTGCCGACAATCAAGGCAAGGCCTACTCTTCTATTTCATTTATGGATAGTTCAGGTAACGAGCAGCAGTGGAGAATCGAGACGATCGACCTTAAGTATAAGGAATATATCGATGCACTGATTTCCTACGATAAGCGAGCGGAAGAAGCCTTGCTGTCAAGCGTTGGTTTGGATGCTTCCATTACAGCAGTTAGCAAGGATGGTGTTATCAGCAAGTCAGGTTCTGATGCTTATTATAACTACCTTATTTATATAATGTCGCTCACACCTGAAGATGAGATCTGTGCAGAACCGTTCAATCTCGCTCTCCGATTGAACTTCCCAGAACTCTATAAGCAGGGTTATCGCATAGGCTTTTACCGTGAAGTTCCACAGCGACAGGAAGACGTAGCACCGAAAGACAGACTAAATCAGCAGCAGTCATGAATATACTCGTAGACATTTTCAAGAACTTCTCCACTTTCAGCCTTTATGCACCTGGAGTGGAAACCAACATGGACCTGAACGATTTACGTTCGTCTGGTCTTACTGCACGTAAGCGCATTGAAACCGTAATCAGTCGTGCAGTGTTTGATGAGCTTCTAAAAGAGGAAGAAAACTCTCCTCTTATGGAGGCTCTTCGTGCTGCTATGGCGAACATGACCATGGCAAATCAAATCATCTTTGATAGCGTTAATCGAAGGAAGAGCGAAGTCAATGTGTATAAGTACGAGTTAGAGGCGATGAAGCGTTCTTATATGGAAAATTATTGCAACGCTATCGACACGCTTGTGCAACTGTTGTCTGAACCAACGGAAGGTGCAATTGCAGAGTTGTGGAGCAAGACTCCTTACTACCCTATCTTGGAGCGATGCGAGATAAAGACAATGGATCAGATGGATTCAATCTATCCTATCGATGCGTCTTATCTTTACTTTTTCAGAACCGTACCCTTGCAGAAGGAGACGCTCGATGAAGTTATGTCGATTTACTTCGAGAAACTTACAGATGATAATAGAGAGCGCATTCGTCCTATCTTGTTGCTTGCCTTGGTAAAGAAGACAATAGCAAAGTCGCTCCGTAGGTTTGATATCCTCGAGTTCCCTTCGACGATTCGAAACCTCTTCGATGATAGTCACGCTGCACGCTCTGGCAAGGATGAATCCAGTGCTATCTTCGCACTTGCCGACCGCCTCGATCGTGAAGCGGAAGAACTCCTCTCTAATGCTGATACACTGCTCTCCTCTGAGACTGTTTCTGATTTCTGCTCTAATTCAGCGTACAATCATCCTGATGATAATATCATAATGTTGCCATGAAGAAGGATATTTCACTTATATATAAAGGTAAAATACATTTTATTCCTAACCATTGGGATGCGATGAATGACCGTCAGTTCATCCGCCTTGTAGGCGACTTCCTTCGTATGGCAGCTGGCGAAATATCTGCTGGCGAGGTTCGGATTAACTGGTTATGCGACATCATGGGTTGGAACAAACGTAAATTCCATTCAGAGGAACAGATTGCCAACCTCGTAGCAATCTCAGAACAACTCACGTTTATGTTTCAGATAAACTATCCTGATAACAATAGCGTTCTGGACGGTGTCGATGAGGATACTTACGAGTTATGTCGTCGTATTGATCCTTATCGCTTGAATATTCCTCTTGCACGTGTGCTGCGCAGGCTCGATTATCAATACGTAATCGACCTCTGTTTCTGTGCGCAGCTCATCCCTTCAGTTCGGATTGGTGAGCGTACTTATTCAGGCTATCGCATAGAGACAGGATTCGGAATGCTCACTTGTTCGCTTACAGCCCTTCAGTACATCGAAGCACAGGAACTCATCGAACGAGGAGAGGAATCGCTACCTCTGCTTGCTGCTATTCTCTATTATCCAGAGAAAGAGTACCATTCTGAACATGCACACGAATTAGCTAAGGTGTTCGCTCGATTACCTATCGAAACACTCACAGCTATATCGTTTAATTTCCAAGCATTCAATAACTATCTCTTCAGCAAGACCTCGTTCTCTCTGTTATCTAAGTTCGCTCATAAACCCAAGCAGCCTATCACCACCGATGCCTCTGATGCGCTCTACGACCTCTCCAAGGAGGGGCTTGGAAACGCAAAGCAGATAGAGCAGATGAACGTACTTACTTATCTGAAGGTGCTGCGCAAGAAGACTATCGATGCGGTTAAGGATATGAAGGGTTTTGGATGGGATAAATTAAAAATCAGTGAAGAGGTAGGGCTGCCTATCTCTGTAATCGATAAGATATTATGATTAAAGATCAGTTTCTCTATTTCGCACAATATCCGTCAAAAGAGGGTGTTCGTGCTATACTTACCAATGGTGCGAGCGACTTCCCTGGTTATAATGACCTTGCGGAGTCTCTTGACAAACTTCCCAATGTGTCGCGACTCCCTGAGATAGCCAACTATGTCTATGGTCAGTCATTCGATGAATTGAAGCAGCGTATCGATAAGTTAGTGGGCTCGTTCCTATTCGTGGATTATGGCGAACTAAATATGTCAGCGGATGGACGCAACTCTTATCAGATTACCCAGCGCATCGCTATCACTGTGGCAAGCAAGATGACGAACCGTGCTGACGCTGCTGAATATATGCTTGCCTCCGATTCTACACTTCGCCTACTCTCTAAGATTCACGCTTGGATGATTGCCGATGCTGAAGAAGGCGAACTCGATTGGATATCTCGAGGCGAACTCGATAAAGCGGAGATGATTCCTTTTGTCGCTACAGAGTTATCCTCGGTTGGTTGGACCTTGATGCTCAATTGTGTTGCGCCTGACACGCTTGGAACGCACCTTTTAAGTCGGTCCTTTGCGAAACAGCCTTAAATCCTTACCTTTGTATCGTTAATAAGTTGGTAGAATTATAGTTTGATAGTTAATATTTTTTTCAGATTAAAGATTGTTTAGGATGACGGGCTAACACAGTGATGCGTTAGCCCTTTTTGTATCGTTTTTTATCATTAGATAATTACTTCTAAATCGCTGATTATAAAGGCGATAGTACTTGCGTGTTCCTTATTATAGTGTTACCTTAGCAGTACAATTAGAAACAAAGAACATTCAAAAAACAAAGATTATGAACGAGCAAATTCAGAACATTCTCAACGAGAACGGAACAAAGACTTCAAAGATTCAGAAGCTCCTCACCCTCGGACTTACACGCAGACAGGTTGCTGACCTTGTAGCAAACGGAAACTACGGATTTGTGCAAAACGTCTACAAGCGCATGATGCAAGGAATGACACAGAGCGCAGCACAAGCAGCATCAACAGTTCTTCCACAACTCGACTACACTTTCAACCGCAACTTCGGAGTTGAAATTGAAGCTTACAACTGCACAAGAGAACGCCTTGCAAGAGAACTCAACGCAGCAGGCATCAGAGTCGAGGTTGAAGGGTACAACCACACCGACCACACCGACCATTGGAAGTTGGTTACCGACAGCAGCCTTTCAGGCAACAACACCTTCGAACTCGTTAGCCCAATCCTCCACGGTGAGCAGGGGCTTGAGGAACTTGAAAAGGTTTGCTGGGTCCTCGACCTTTGCAACGCTAAGGTTAACGACTCTTGCGGACTTCACGTTCACATGGACGCTGCGGAGTTCGACCTTCAGACTTGGAAGAACCTCATAATTTCTTACAAACGCCTTGAGAATGTAATCGACCACTTTATGCCACTAAGCAGACGCAACAACCGCTACTGTAGGACCATTTCCACCATCTCAGAGATAGCAATCAACCGAGCTTCTAACATTAGCGACCTTAGAACTGCTTTCGCTAACAACCGCTACCACAAGATAAACCTTGAAGCCTACGCACGCCACCGCACGGTTGAGTTCCGCCAGCACGGAGGTTCAACAAACTTTACAAAGATGTCTGCTTGGATTCATTTTCTCGCAAAAATGATTACCTTTGCAACGCAAGGCAAGGTGAAAAACAACACCACCTTGCAGGATGTTCCTTTCCTTACTGAAAGCGAAAAGTTATACTTCAGATTAAGAACAAAAAAATTAGCAGCATGTTAACAACCTACAGGCTGAAGGGGGGGGACAAAAACGCCCCCACCCCCCCCCCCCCACTCACCTCCCCCAGCTTCGCATAGGCAGCCGATTCGATAGCGAAGGCACAGACGAAGAATATATGATGCGTTTCGCTCACCGCTTACAGGAACTCGAGGGCTACCTTGTTTCCACAGACAGCCCCGAAGCCTTCCTTGCCGACCTAATCAACAACGGTTTCGTGACCGTTGAAAAATAAAACACGATGCTCGTTTCTTTGTAGCCGTAGCAGTTTCCGAACTGTTACGGCTTTTTTATGTCAAATATTGAGAAAAAATAAACTTTCTATCAATAGTTATCAATTTCGTTAAGTCACGAAAATGTTTTAAATGTTAAATATTCAATCTTACTACGATTTTTTATAGTAAATATTTGCATACTACAAATATTTGTAGTACCTTTGTATTGTCATAAGAAAACAATGAGAATATGAAACAGAAAAAAGAAATGATGGAGGTTACACCTGAAGAAAGGGAACTCCTTGAGAGAATGAGAAATTATAACAACTCTTATCCGAATGGTTATCCACAACTCCTATGGGATTTACAGGAGTTCTTCGACAAAATGGTCCGACAGCCATACGAATAAAACAAAAGACCTCTCCCTTACGGGGGAGAGGCACAATAAAGTAAAACTATAAACACAGCAACAATGGAAACAGTTATGACAACCCCAGTAGTAGTTACTGATATGAAAAGAAAAGTACAAGACATCTTAATGTCAGTTTCATGGCGTGATTTTGCCAACACCTACTTTCAGAAATCTTCCTCTTGGTTTTACCACAAAATGGATGGCATTGACGGCAACGGAGGTGCAGGCGGTTTCAACCAACAGGAGACCGAGCAGATGCGAGGCGCACTTATCGACCTATCCAACCGCATTCGTCGTGCAGCTGAGAATATTTAGGCGAGGTTCTCATTGACCTTAAGACAAAAGTCACTCATCGCCTATGGGTGCATTTTAGCCTCTCGCAATGCGAGGGGCTTTTTCCTTTCATTGTTATTGCGTTGTTATTCGATTTTTGTATCTTTGCAACGAATATTAACTAAAAACTATTGTATTATGGAACATCAACTTATTGTAGAGAGCGATCTTGTAGATTATCTCTCTAAGAAAGAAAACATCAACACATTTATCAATTTCTGTATCCGTGAGAGAATGAAGGCAGAAATCAATATGTCTATGAGAAAGGTTAGAAGACCCTCTCTCGAGGTGAGAGAAAATAATCATCTTGACTCTGAAACATTGAAGCCTCTCAGCGCAGAAGAAGTGGAAAATCCAAACACACCATTCTTCGGTCAGAAGATTGTCATCACAGGACAGTTTCTTACCTTCCCGAAGCGTGATGAACTGGGAAAACTCCTGAAGCAGTATGGAGCTGACATGAACACTTCTATCAGTAAGAAGACTAACATTGTCATTATGGGTTATGCTGCTGGTCCAAAAAAGAAAGACTTAATTAAAGACCTTAAAGGGCAAGGCTATGATATCCAAGTGTATAACGAGGACCAGCTGTTAAGGGTGTTTGACGAATATCAAATACCTCACGATGATTTACCCGATGAGAGACCCATTATAATAGAATAATTTTGCGTGGCGCAAAAAATATTTGCGTTTTTATTTGGCAGTTACAAAAAGACTTCTTATCTTTGCAACTGTCAAACAATGTGTAGTAATACACAAATAAGGGCGAGAAGAAATTTCAAGCCCCGAACTTATTAAATTTCGATGGGCTTATTTTTATGCCCATACTTGCAGCCTTCTGCAATGAAGATATGGCGGATGCCTTCCAGTGAATTTGCCCTTGTTGGTGTAAGACACATTGTTTGACGACAGGAAGAGCATCCGCTTTTTCTGTTTCCGCACCTGACGGATTCAGGCAACAGTCAAACAATGTGCAACATGCAACAAGTAATCGAATTCGAGAGTTCTGCAAAGCAGCAGCCTATCGACGTACGTACTACGATACAGCGCAAACTCAAGTCTCTTAATCTTTGGCTCGACGCTAAAAGCGAGTTCTACAGCAGGATTTGCGAGTTCTCAGTTACCCGTCGTTTGGTAATTCGAGTTAACCTTGTATCTTTGTGCGTGATAGTAGCAGCTGTAGCCATCGAGCAGCAGCCTATTACATCCGTAGTTTCAACCCTCTGTGCAGGCTACTTAGTTTATCGCATGAATAAATCAGAAAAGAAACAGAAAGGAGGCAAGGCATGATATTCATTTATAATTACTTCAAGGTTCCTGATGTTCCAAAAGACCTTGAACCACTTTCCGAATTTATAAAGAAATATAACAAGGTTCTTGTAGCAGACATTGATACGTTTGCAGTATTTATCGATGAGGTGTATAAGAAGTTTAACTCGATTCCCAATGCGAATAAAAAATATACGCTCAATCTTTCTGATAGTTCTATCGCTATTGACGACAACGAAATTCCATTCTCGATGATAAGTATAGGTTTCTCCGACATACTTGGCTTATGGGGCTTTCAGACTTTCGAGAGTTCTACCCAGTGCGACCAGCAGAACCTTGAGATTTTTCCTGTCCCCGATAAAGGTGAAGCAATTTTCACTCTCCCAGATCATTTAAAAAGTATAATTAAGAAAGGAGGCAAGGTATGATATTCTTTGATTATTATTTCAAGGCATCTTCTACCCCGAAGTACCTTGAGCCTGTTGCCGTGTGTATGGAACGACGTTACCAAGCTCTTATAGCTGACGAACAAACACTAAAGAAGTTTATTGCAGAACTTAAATCAGAATTGGATGCCATTCCTAAGGCAAAGGGAAGGTATAAAATCGAAGTTGATAAAGGCTATATCCATATCATTACTGTTCACGAGTTCTCAGAAGCCGTTATACGTCTTCACTATAAAGAGGTTCTTTCTTTGGAAGGTTTCAGCGAGGACCTCTGTAAGAGCCTTAATGAAGTGGCAGAGAAAGGAGGTGAGAAATGATATTTTTTGATTATTGCCTTATAGATTTTTCAATCTCAAAAGAGCTTGCACCGCTTGCTGACTGTCTGAAGAAATACCAAGGAATTCTTGTAGCGGACGAAAAAGCATTCAACAAGGTTGTTGAAGACTTGGAAGAAAAATATCGTGCTATTCCAAAGGCTGAAGAAAGATTTCTTTTCAAGGTTAGCAAAGATCCTATCGGAGTTATCTCTGTTAGCAGAAACAACTCTACGAAGAAGTGTGTATTGCGCATCTATTTCACACCAGTACATGGTATGTTTGGTTTCGACTCTTCTCAAGAGTCTATTCAGCCAGTACCAGACGATGGCGACGAATATTATTCTTTGCCTGATCACATTAAAAGTAGTGTTCAGAAAGGGGGTGCGAAATGAAAATCATAACCGACCCTGCTGTTTATGACTACCATGCTGAAAAAGGCTTGTTCATACCGTTGGATGACTTCTGTTCAACACCAGGCCTTATAAAATCATTAAGAGATAATGTTAAGCGTCAACTCACTAAGGCGACATCTTATCTCGACTATTATAGAGGTGTTCATGAGGCAGGCGAAGCTTCTTCTCGTCAACAAACAGCTATGGATAGATGGGAAGAGCGTGTGAATAATCTTAAGAGTTCTTATAAAACTCTGTCAGAAGTAAAGAAAATAATTGATTTAAAATGAAATACAAAATGAAAGCGTCTATCGTTAATCTCGACGAACAAACAACTGAGACCCTTCGAGCAATGCTCGACCCTGGTTATATCTCTGAGCGCACAGAACGCTTAGAAGCCATCGAGGGTTTTCTTATTGATCAATGGAGGGATGCTGGCAATATAAAGTCTGACACCGTTCTCACATTCCTCGACACTCTACGCTCACTGCGTAGGGATCTCAACTCATTTCTCACCTCGGTTGACCCGCACGGAGATACCGATAATCAAAAACAATAAAACCTTAAGACAATGACAACGAAGAAAGAAAACGACGAGCAGCCTATAACAGACATCAGTATATACATAGCTGCTTTATCAGCGACATATCGTCCAGCGTCGACACCAGCAGAAACTACGCACTTCTTCTCTACCCCCGAGGTAATAGATGCTATTCGCAATTTAGACCCTTCTGCTAAGGTGGGTGCAGAGCAAATAACCAAAGCTCTTCTCGATGCAGGATATAAGTTCTGCAATCGTCCTGGTGCGCAAGGGTTGGAATTCAAATGGATGTTCCGTGAAATATAAGTCTTTATAGTTATAGTTGTATTTTAAGTTATGGTTTTTGAGGGCAGTACGTCGTGAGACGTGCTGCTCTCGCTTTTTTGTCCTTTTCCCATTATTTTTCTCGTGTTATCTTTGTGTCATGATAACAGATCAATTCGTAAAGGATGAGTTCGTCTCTGAGATTCTTCGTCGTGATATCGGCATCATCTATAAGACGCAGGAAGAAGTTGCTAATCGCTACTTCAAGGAGCACACTGGAACTCTTCGAGACTTCTTATCTCGTCGTGCTTTCTCTCTTCAAGAATCGAACGGAAAGTTCACCCTTTATATCGGGGTTCTTTCTTATCTACGTTTCCTCGATATGCAATACCGCATTAACTATGCAGGCTTAAACAGTAAGCGAGCCAAGAAGCAGCGTGCTAAGTATGCTGTTTATAATAGAGTTGTATGGGGTGTTTTGTACAACGAAACTTTCCCTGATATTCAAGCAGGATTTACAAATGAAGTTCGTGCTGCTTGGCGAAAGAAAATGGAGGATGCACTTTCAAATCACATATTACCCACAGATAATCAATAGATATGAGCAAAATCAAAGAAGACCACGTTGCCTTGGTTATCGATGCTAAAACAGACAAGGCACAGCAGGAATTACGACAGCTTGAGCGTGCTACGCAGGACCTTAGTAAGGAAATGAAGGCTCGACAGAATCGAATGCTCGACCTCGAGGCAGCAGGTAAGAAAGAGACCGCTGAGTACAAACGCTTACAAGCAGAGGTGAAGAATTATAGTAATCAGATTGCTGATAATAATAAGAAACTGCGTGAACTTCGCTCTGCAATGGATGTCAATGCTATGACGATGTCACAGCTCAAGAAACATGCCAAGGAACTTCAGGCAGCACTGAATAATACTTCAAAGGCAGCGAATCCTAAAGAGTATGAGCACTTAGCGTCACAGCTTCGTAGCGTGAATGGACGTATATCAGAATTACGTCGTGATGCTTCTGGACTGACTGATTCTATGGGGAAACAGTCGTCTGGAATCATGGGCAAGTTTGAAGGTATGTTCTCATCTATCTCTGGTGGTTGGACAAAGCTCGTTGGTGTGGCTACCGCTGCTGTTGCTTCTATCTCTGCCGTGATAGAAGGAGCAAAGTGGTGGTATAATTACAATGTAGAGATTGAAGAGGCGCAGCGTCTGACACGTGAGTTCTTTAACATACAAGGTGACGAACTCGTCCACACACAGAGTCAGATATCAGCACTCGCTTCACAGATGGGTAAAGACTACAAGGAGGTTCTCGGTACAGTTGAATCTCTCACCAATCAATACGGTATATCTACGACTGAGGCTATTAATGCTATTAAGGACGGATTGCAGGCTGGTGCTGACCTTAACGGAACATTCCTCAGTCAGATTCAACAGTATGGACCAGCCTTTAGTGACGCTGGAGGTGCTGTTAATGACCTTGTAGCCAGTATCACACAGACACGCTCAGGTATATTCAATGAGGCAGGTATGGGTTTAATACAGACCGCTACAAACCGTATTCGTACTATGTCTTCAGCTACACAGAATGCACTGAACTCAATCGGTATCTCAAGCAAGCAGCTCGAAGCTGACCTTATTTCAGGAAAGACCAGTATCTTAGAGGCTATTAAGATGATTTCAGGTAAGATTAAGGAGCTGCCTGAAAACTCTATGCAGGTGGGTCAAGTCATGAAGGCGGTCTTTGGCAAAACAGCGAGCAACGAGGGTATGAAACTCGTGAAGACCTTAGCAGATATGTCTACTAATATGGAGGAGCTGAAAGGCGTAACAGGCGAATACGGAGAACTCCAGCGTGAAGAGGTCGACGCACAAGCAGAACTTAACGAGAAGATGTCTAAGTTCTTCGGTCTTGGCGAACATGGCTTTGACGAACTTACGATGAAAGCTAAGATATTCGGAGTTAAAGCCTTGTCTAAGATTATCGACTACACAGTTAAAATCATTAACTACTTCATTGATTTATATAATGAATCTAAGGTGTTTCGTGCAGGCATCGAACACATTAAAAACAACTTCAAGAGTACATGGGAGGTCTTCAAGTTTGGAGTTTATCTCGTAATTGATGGCTTCAAAGGTATGGGTCGAATGGCAAAGGCTTGGGCAAAGGTTATTGAAGGTGCTTTTTCGTTTGACGTCGATAAAATTACAACAGGTATCAAGGGACTTTGGGATGCCTACAAAGACACGTGGGTCGAAATTGGTAATGATGCAAAGAAGATGGCTGCGAATGTTCGTGACAATTTCATTGAAGCGATAAAAAACACAGGTAGCAATAAGAAGGTAGCTCATCTTTCAGTCGATGTAACACCCGAGGTGAAAAATCATGCTGCAAATAAAAGTGGTTCTGGCGGAGGCAAAAAGAGCACCATTGAAAATGGAATCAAAGACTCTAAAAAGAAAACTAAAACAAAAAAAGATAAAACCAAGAAGGGTCCAGACCCTGATGAAGTAGCAGCTAAACTTTTTTCTCATGATCGTGCTCAAGACCTCGATGTTGAAAAGCGAAGTTATGATAAGAGTCTGAATGCCCTGAAAGAAGCTCTTGCGAAAAAGAGTCTTACACAAGAGCAATACAGCGCATACGTAGCTGCTCTCAATATTCAGCATCAGAACAAACTTCTTGACATAGAGAAGGCATATTTGCAACGCTCTGAAAACTTAGTATTCAAGGACGCTGCGAAAAAGAAAGCATTGCAGGAAGGTCAAGCTAAGGCTGTCGCTGACCAACAGCAGGCAGCGAATACCGCTTATATCGAAGCTGAAAAAGAATACTACGAATCTCTTGAGAAGATTCAGGAGTCCGCACCAGCTAAGCCACAGACTCTTAAAGCAGAATGTGATGCAAAGCTGCTCCTCTTGGATGGATATTATCAGGCTTCCTTGCAACGAGCAAAAGAGAATGGCGAACGTGAGAAGGAAGTTACAAAGGCTTACGAAGCTGCTAAGGCTGCTATCATTGTGGATTATGCGAAGAAAGCAGAGGAGCAAAAGGCACAAGCACGACAGGAGTATGGGCTTGACACATTCGAAGACCAGTATGCAGCACGTCGCAAGAAGATAGAGAATGACACTCTACTCAATGAACAAGAGCGTCAGCAGGCTCTTACTCTTCTTGATCAGCAGGCAGAAGAACACCGCCTTCAGATACGTCAGCAGTATGGTCTTGTCTCACAGCAGGAACTCTATAATGCAGAGTTGGATCAGTTGAAGATGCACCTTCAGAATAAAGAGATATCTGAAGAAGAATATGAAGAGGCAGTGAAGAATATGAAGATTGCCAAAATGAAGGAGGCATTCGATTTTTACTCTAACCTCTCCAGCGGTGCTGTTCAGGCACTACAGCAAGCAGAGGAAGCGAACGTTGATGCGAAGTATGATGCGGAAATTGAAGCTGCAAAGAAAGCTGGTAAAGACACCACGGAGCTTGAGAAAAAGAAAGCTAATGAAAAGCTGAAGATACAGAAGAAATATGCGGATGTTAACTTCGCTATTCAAGCAGCGCAGATCATCGCATCGACAGCTTCTGCAATCGCTAAGACATTCTCTGAATTGGGTTTCCCTGCTGGTATTCCTGCTGCTGCCTTGATGGGTATCACGGGTGCAGCACAGCTTGCAGCTGCTCTTGCAGAGCGCAATAAGGTGAAGCGAATGACGCTAAGCGGAGCAGGTGGTTCTGCCTCTGCTTCAGGTGCACGTGTCGCAACAGGTCTTGAGTCTGGTGGTAGTATCGATGTAGAGCGCAAGCAGGATGGAAAGATGTTCCATGCCGATTACGACCCTGACAAACGTGGATTTATCGATAAACCAACCGTTCTCGTCGGAGAAGGTGGGTATGGTCACAGCAAGGAGTGGGTGGCTTCGAACGCTGCTGTTGAGAATCCTACCGTTGCACCGTTCATTGATATCATCGACCGTGCGCAGCGTGCAGGAACTATCCGTACCCTCGATATGAATAAGTTTCTCATTCAACAGGCACAAGGTCGTGCCTCTGGTGGATATGTCACACCAACAGTTAATGACGTGCGTGGTGTGGTTAAAGACTCCTACAAGGATACACTCATCGAGCGACTTACTGATGTGCTTGACCGATTGTCTGTTGACGGCATCCCTGCATCAGTTTCTCTTAATGAGATAGAACAGAAACAGCAGCTACAAGACAAGGCACGAAGATTCGGAAGTAAATAGACTTAACACCTTACATAGTAATGAAGATAACTAACATAGAGAAGGGCGAAGACTACAACCTCAAGCCCGACACACAGATACAAGTTGAACGAACCAATCCATTCTTCAATGATTACGGAGAACAGACGACACCGCTCGAACTGCCTTCGTCAGAACGTAATCGCAGGATACTCGGTTTCCCTGACTCGTTCGGTAGACGAGTGAAGATGACCGCTACAGATGTCGCGATACAAGATGGTGAGTACTTCGCTCAATGTAGGCAGGTGGTACTGTCTGCTCAATACAAGGGTGGAATATCAACCTCCTTCTACATTAACGATGGCTCCTTCTATTCAAGGATTCAGAAGGTAAAGCTGAAGGATATTTTCAAAGGCGAATTCATACCAGGAGTGAATACCGTAGAAGAAGGGATTAATTTTTGTCGTAATCTTCGCAATAACTCTAATGAGCATTACGGCATCTTTCCAGTGCTTTTCACGGATGATTCTGGACAAAAGGAAGGTCTTAATTATAAGGTGTTAAATGGGTTTGGAAAGGAAAAGGTGTTGAGATACGATAAGATCTACGACTTCCTTCCAGAGGTACCTTCAGTTAAATCGTTTCACCCCGATATGAGCGGTGATGACTGTGACTTCTATAATGCAGTACAGCGCACAGAGTATGTCAATGACGTACCTATCACGCTCGCTCCTGGATATTATATGTCGCCATTCATCCGTGCGAACTATCTTCTGAAGCGTGTCTTCGCTTACTTTGGGTATGATCTGCAAGAGAACTTCTTTACTCGCACAGAACCTTTCAATAAGATGGTCGTTGTAAACAACGTTATGGACGTCTTAGTGAATGGAAAGATAAAGGTCGCTGACCTTGTACCTGATATTACTTGTGCAGATTTCATATCGGTTTTTCGTAAGAAGTTCTGCTGTGAGTTCACCTCTGATGAAGGTAAGCGCATTGCAGATATCATCTTCCTACGTGATGCACTGAACGAAGCTCCGAACACCGACCTTACCCATTGCGTAACCCAAGAACCTACACTCTCTTATAAGTCAGAGAATGACTATAAACGTGTTACACTCTCAGCGGAGGAGAAGGTTGATTCTGAAATCTCAGATTCCTACGACGATATAGACAGCTTAGTCAAGGCGAACCCGAACGCTTACTTCGACCCTATCGATGGAGCTATTTATAAGACTGGATGGTCTGGTGACTTCCAAGTGACGGTGAAGATTGGCGAAGCATCGCAAGACTACAACACTGGAGAAACACTTGAAGCAAAAGAGATAAAGGTTCCTGAACTCATACCAGAGTTACGAATGCTTAGCTATAAGGCTACAATCAAGGAGGAAGACTTCACTTATGATATGGGTAAGTTCCTCTACGTAGGTTCGTACATATCGCTCAATTCAAAGATGGTTGTTGCGACAGAGCCAAAGGAGAACACTTCGGAAGCTGCCAATAAACAAAAGACGATACTCGCCTTTAGTTATCTTTCAGACGGTCGTCCAGCAGGGACTATCTCAGCTTATGACGTGAATGCGCCTTCACATCCTCGCATCTTCGACTACGCTCTGCATTATAATGGTCCACAAGGCATCTTTGAAAAGTTCTACCGTGAATATGACTTGCTGCTACGCAATTCACTTCACGATATGAAGGTGAAGCTACTACTATCTCAGTCACAGAAACAGAACCTATCCTCTTATGCTAAGGTCGTTATCCGTGGTGTGCCTTTCTTTTTCAATAAACTCAAGTTCACACTTGGAGGAAAGAATGAGCCTGTAGAGTCAGAGCTGTACACAGTATCACTCATGGAACCTACTATCACTGCGCCTACGATCAATGAGCAACTCAAGGCTATGGATGTGAAGTATAAGTGGGTTGGAAAAGAGAAGCGGACATCAGTCACCTGGGAAGAATACAAGGCTGCTGATCGAGAGCGAAACAAGACCTTCGTAACGGTCTACCCTCCTCTACCTTCCGCTGAGTATGTTGGTGTGCAATATGGTAAGCAGCGTTCATACACTGAGCGAATAACACGAAAAGGTGGCTGGTTCAGACACGGAGAGTACGAATACACTCGGACGGAGGTGTGGTTAGAGTGCGTACCTCTTTAATTATGTCGGTTAAAACCTGTCCTTTATCATCTCCAATATATATGGTAATTTTGTGTTAAACAATTCGCACATGGATATTATTCTTAAACCTGATTCTCTCAGCCTGACGGGCTCGATGAATCACTTTATCATATCAAGCACGCAAGAGGTTACATTCATTCTGAAGTATGCAGACTCGAATGAAATCATTGTGCAGCACACTTATACTCCTAACAAGACTAAGCGCATAGAGATAGACTTAGAGAATATCATCACTCCGCTGCTATCTTTTCAGCTCCAGGAGTCGACTACAATTTATCGTCAACCGAACATTGCTCGTGAGTTCTTAGTTAATCTCATCGAAGATAAGACAGCTGCTAAAGAGTCTTGGCAATTCACGGTACTCCGTGCTGGTATTGACAACTTCGCTGACACCGCTTCAGATTGGTTGAAGCGTAACTTCTTGACGTGGCAGCCTACCGTCAAGCCTGTTACCTATTACACGCCAGAGTTTCTTAGTTACTACGCTGTCGAGGACTGTGTTGCGAAGTGTCGTGCGTATATAGAAGAGAACGGTAGCTATATTCAGACAGACATCAAACTCGGCAACCTCTCTCACGGTAAGGTGTGGACGATGCCGATGCAATATGGAGTCATCGCTGGTAAGTTAGGCAAGATGCCAAGCTACTATGACGTATGGATAGAAGATGCTGCTGGAACTCGACTCACCTACATTCAGAGATACTATGCTTCAGATATTCGTAGCGAAGAAGAACAGTGGGTACTCTTTGAAAACTCACTCGGTGGTATCGACACCTTCCGTGCGTATGGTGATGCAGAGAACACAGCGAAACACACGCACAATGTAGCTGAGATTGAGAACGACTCAGAAGAGTATCGTGTTGACACGATCAGAGAATACAAGAAGAACACAGGCTTCCTCTCTAAGGAAGAGCGTAAGTGGTTGCTCGACTTCTTCCCTTCCTTGGGTAAGTTCCTCTACACAGGCAACTATGTACGTCGCATTGTCGTAACAGAGAGCGACGTCAGTTGGCAGACAAAAGACCTCCCTTCATCTTATACATTTACCTATAAGTACGCAGATGCACGTCCTTACCTGAATATTACCAGGTCAGAGGACGCTGCACCTGCAATGTTGGATATCAAGATACCAGATGTTGGGTCTTTTACCATCGCCCCACGCTTAGTTGAGCTTGAGCGACTACCGCTGAGCAGTGGGGCTCTCTTTCCTGTTCAGAGTCCTTACTCTGATAAGTGGAACATCACCACAGCAGAAGCTATCCTTGAATGGTTTTCTCGTGAGGTCACCGCTGCTTACAAGGGTGATGGTGCCTTTGGACACCGCCACGACAATATGTCGGTACTGAATGCGCTCGATCGTATTGGAGGTTACCTCACCTTGGATGCGCAGAAGATACTCGCTGGCTTAGCTGACGAAGCAAAATCTGCTCGCACGCTTGACCCTAAGAGTGTCGACTGGGAGAAAATCGTTCGAACAGATCAAGATACCATCGTTAACTCACTGACTACATTCATGAAGGGTATCGTGTTTGGCAAGTCAGTGCGTGGCGAGTCAGGCGTATCTATCTATCAGGATGAACAAGGTGCCTGGCATATAGATGCAGAATACCTACACGTGCATCGCAAACTCACAGCAGAGGAGGTTGAGATAATGAAGACCTCTCAAATCAAGGGCAAGGTAGTGAACTCTGCTGGTGGATTTGTCATCTCTAAGATTGAAAGAATAGTCAGAGCTTGGCGATGTTACTTCCGTCAAGAAGATGCTGAAGGACGCAGAATCTATAACTCTATGCGAGTAGATGACCTTGCTCTGTGCGAGACATTCAACTTGATAGATGCTGGAGGACAGCTGTCTAATCACTACTGGCATCGTCGTGTCATCGCTGTCGGTACTGATTATGTCGACATTGCAGATAACACGAATGCGGATGACTATGCAAGTGGGAGTGATGTTCCACAGGTGGGTGACGAGGTTGTGCAGCTTGGCAACCTCACAGTTCCAGAAAGACAGAGTGCTATCATACAATCAGCAGCAGGTGAGGGTGCGCCTTTCTTTAAAATCATAAAGGGTATCAATAGCTTTACCCTTCCTGACCCTATCTTCCTTTTTGATAAGCAGAAATTCGAGATAAGGGTTGAGAACCCTGCTAATCGTGGTAAGTATATACGTCTGCAAGACTTCTTAGAGTCTATGCAAGGACGTATTAGCTCGGTTATGCAGCAGTCAGATAAACAACTTTTTATTTGGTTTGGTGACGTGGTTCCAACGCTCACCACTGAACCTGCTAACGAGTGGGCGGACGAAGCTACAAAGGAGATGCACCTGCATGACATCTACTATAATCGAAGCTATGCAGAGACGGGTGGCGGTAGGGCGTATTCATTCGAGAAAAACCAAGATGGGTCTTACGGTTGGAAGGAGATAACGGACGCTGACGTGTTGAAGTCGCTTGAAGCAGCTAAGCACGCACAAGACACGGCTGATGGTAAGCGTCGAGTTTTCGTGCAAGCCGTACCAGTTCCTCCATACGATGCAGGCGATCAGTGGACCAATGCTACTTACGGTGATAAGTATCGTAACGACCTGCTCGTCTGCATTCAGTCAAAGAAAAAGGGTGAAGAGTTTAGTATTGAAGATTGGCAGTCTGCACAGCATTATACCACCAAACAATTCGAAGCTGAGTTTAATGTTGGTGGCAAATCAATCTCTGCCTTTGTGAAAGACTTGCGTACTGGTCTTGAAGCTGTAGGTATGCACATGGATGGTGAGAATAGCTCTTTCACCGTCAATGCAAAGAACTTCAAGGTTCAAACTCCAGAGGGTAAGGTTGCGTTCGTAGCTTCAGATGGAACGATTGATGCTTCTCGTGTACGTATGCGATGTGAACACGGTTCAATTTACTTCGGTGAAGTTGACGGGTATCCGAACATCATTCTTGCGAATGAACTCGGACAGCCACAGATAATGCTTAATCATCGTGGTATAGTGAATAAGTATGGAGTAGATATGGAGTTGATTAATGCCAGTAGATACTTCGTTAGCAAGCGTGATGGTAAGGCTTATCTCGGTGTTAATATCATTGTGAAAATCACCAATAGAGGTTTTCAACAGAATACTTATGGAGGTGGTGATATTAAGTTGACTGCTACGCTTGATGATAAGTCACATGAATATATAACCTTACAGTTAGGACAGCAATACACAGACGACAATAAGGCTATAATAGCAGCTACAACTCCTATCACACTTAAGATTGGAGAGAGTGGAGAAATGATTTATGGTGGACTGTTCGAGATTGGCTCTACAAGTGGAGGTGCGGTTGTAGCTCAAAAGATGTCTTACTCTGTGCGGTCTGTTTATTACGACACGGTCATTACGAAGTCGTATGTTTCTGAATTAGGCGGAAAGAACTTCTCTTCTGATAGTGGTGGGAATCTTATCAACCCTTCGAATGGCGACGAGCCACCAGCTGTTATACCAGCACCTAATATGGATGTTTAATTAAATAAAATAGTGATATGAAAAGTTTTTTAGATTGTGTTTACAGGATTTTCGGAAGGCTCGCTGCTATCGGTAGCGATAAGTATCTGCACATGTTTGCTGGTCTTGTCGTTTCGATGATTGTGTGCAAGGCTTTACATGCTATTGATGTGTGCTTAATCTTCGCATTGGTACCAGCATTCTTCATCATGACTGGAAAAGAGAGTGTCGATTACTACTACAGAAAGGAGCAGTTCGATTGGCTCGATGTCTGTGCAGGTATGCTTGGTGCGATCGTGGGTGTTTTTCTTTTCCTATTGTAAAGGAGGTGTTCGTATGGATATAGTTGAATTACAGTTTACACCAGAGTTTATTCACTCTGTAGCTACACATCTTATAACATGTGTCGTGATGTGGGCTTTAGTCGTTAGCGCAGCCTTCATCGACCTATGGGACAGGGTTTATACGCAAAACAAATTGAAGAAGCCTTTGACTTCGCACCTTATGCGTAAGACGCTTGGTAAGATTGGTGAGTATTGGCGATTTCTCCTTATCGCCTTGATTATCGATGTCGTGATTTTCACGTCTTGTTCTCTGTTAGGTGTTAAGACTTTCCCTATCTGTACATTACTGTTCTCTGCTTCCTTACTCATCATAGAAACAAAGAGTCTCATTGAACATGCAAGAGAGAGAAAGAGTACTGCTGCTGATATGCAGCGCATCATTCAATCAGTCGTTAGTGCAGCTTCAGATAGAGATGCAAAGAAAGTTATTCAGTATGTCGCTGACTACATTGGTGAAGAGAAAAATGTAAATCAAAAAATAGAAGAATAGTATGGCAAATTTTTCAATAGCAGAGCTGGTACAATCCAGCACTGCTGAACAACTCAAGATAAACAATAACCCTCCTTCTATTGTGAAGGTTCACCTTACAGAAACGATTACTCTTTTAGAGAGTATTCGTGTAGAATGGGGTAAGTATTGCGAGGCTCACAAACTCGAGAACCCTGCTATCCGTGTAACAAGTGGCTACCGCTCACCAGAATTGAATAAGGCTGTAGGCGGTGTGAAGACCTCCGCACACGTCGAGGGCTATGCAGCAGACTTGCAACCTGTCAATGGTAAGCAGACTGAGTTTGAACGATTCATAGCTAACGAGTTCTCCAAAATGGGGTACTCCTACGATCAAATTATCGTGGAAAGAAGTAAGACTTCTCGATGGGTACATGTTGCCTACAAGAATAGCGACGGACGACAGAGAAGGCAGTGTTTCAAACTTAAAGTGTAACAAAGTGAGGGAGCTTTCCTCCCTCACCTAAATCTTAAGAGGTATGAATAGAGTTATAAATACATCGTGTAAACTGTTAATTTTCGCCATTATAACGATGTGCGTTGGCTGTCGGACTAAGAAGTCGGTCGCTATTGAAAGCGTCAAGCAAACGTATAATAGTGAGCAGGTGACAACAGAGCGAAACGAAAAGCATATATCGCTTATCGACACAACTAACATAGACGAACTAACAAGTGTAATACGTGAGTTCGTTTTTGATGTCCCTTGCCTGGGAGATACCTTTGCTACCGACACAAATGTCGGGAGCAAGGTTCCGATGGTTGAATATAAAGCCGACGGCAGCATCATAATTAATCGTGGTTTGAAATCGATTAAAGAGCGAATTGAAAGCCGCAGAAACGAAAAAAGAGGGCTGTCAGAGAAAAAGGATAGTGCTGCTAACAAGCAGACTAATACGAAAGTCAACTTCTCTGAAAACAAACGACATAAAGATAAGCACGTTGAGCAGGTGCAGATAGCAGAGCCTTTCAGATGGTGGCAAATTATAATGGGCTTGCTGGTGTTGTCTATTGTTGTCTTTGGACTAAAATTTAAGCCAAGTATAAAAGGCTTCCTTCTCAAGATTTTCAACAGAATAAATTAACGTGTTGAATGAAGCACATCAAGGTCTATATAACAGAGAGCCGTACGAAAGATAACCGCTTCGCACAAGCTTCTATCCGTGGCATCGAAGATAATACGGGTGAGAGTTATTCTTCCTCTCACCCTAAACTTCTTCAAGACATCATTTGTCATGCGCTATCCCTTGCGCACGGTGTCGAGATAGAGGGTAACAATGGATTTACATACACCTTTCCTTTTAAGCTATCATAATTATGGCGATAGAAAAACTCTACTTAGAACATAAAAACACAGGCGGACGATTGACCGCTGACGAATTTAACAAGTTACCCGAAAAGGTCAACGAGTTAATCGACGCACAGAACTCCGAGGAAGAACGTGTGAAGAAGACGATTGCGAAGAACCGTCCATCGCTCGGACAGATTTCAAACGTGAACACAGAGGTTGACGAACTCACATCTGAGACATGTGTACTCGTATGGAATGGTGATCAGTGGGTCCCAATGAAGTTATCTGAACTTAATATTGGGCAAGGTGGTGGAGGACAGCAGCAATCTATTCTCTATTACTTACGTGCTGTCAATCAGTCTCCTTCTACTACTCTCTCTGCATCTAAGTCAGCAGGTGAGTGTACGATTAAGTTTATGTTCGTGTCAAGAACCAAGGATGTAGGACAGGCGGATTATATTGATAGCGGTGAGTGGGGAACGTACGAAATTTTCGCTAAGGCAGGTGATGGTACATTCGTGTCTAAGGCTCGTGGTAGATGTCAGTCTAATACCGTGACGACTGTTGATGTATTCAAGTTCCTTGAGAGCGGACAAAATAACATCATGGTAAAGATTACAGGTGAGGTAACAGGACAAACCTCTCCTGCGTTAGTGTATTCAATCACGCTGTCAGCTCTCTTCCTCTCAATATCAGAATTTAACTGGTGGAAAGCCTACCAGGGAGATATTGTGCTGCCGTGCTACATCAGTGGTAATATCTCTAAGACGCTTCATGTGAAGATTACAGGTGAAGGCTACGAGCAGACGTATGAGCGTCAGTTCGGTACGGCCACTTACACATCTTCGCCTGTCGCTTATACCGTTCCATTTACGAATAAGACAGGTCTTTTCCATCTATCTGCTTGGCTGTCAAATGAAGACAATACGGTACAGACTACTCCAGTAGGCTACGACTTTATGGCGGTGGCTAATAACGAGGCTGTGAAGATGGTAGTCGTTAACAATAAGGCAGAAAAGCTGCTTAACTGGTACGAAAATAAGGTGCTGGAATACGCTGTATATGACGGCAAGGCGGTAACAACACCTCTGTCAATCTTGATGAAGAAAGACAACGAGGTGCTTCAAGAGAATGTATCTGAGAATACATTGACACAGACAAAGATGCAGTACACGCTTTCGCTTGAGGTCGAGACTATAGATAACTCCGACTTTACTGCGTTAATCGGTTTCAGAACTCACCCAACGGATGAGGTGCGTTTGCGTGATGCAATTCCATTCCCAGTGGATAACTCACAAGGTTACTCTGCTACAGCAGGAGCGGTGTTCTACTTCAATGCTAAGAACAGAAACAACACTGACACCGACCGCAATGTCCTCCGCAATCTTATCAACTCTGAGCATATCGGTTCTGAGTGGCAGAACGTAGCCTTCTCACGTGACGGCTGGGTGACGGATGATGAGGGCGCACGCACATTGCGCTTGCTCGCTGGTTCACGCCTTACTATTGATTACAAGCCATTCGCCAAGGAGGCAGCACAGAGTGGTAAAACAATCGAAATTGACTATCAGATTAATAACACGTCTGATTACAATGCAGAGTGTGTTTCTATCGCTATGCCTTATCAGAAGGGTTATATCGGACTGAAGGTGAAGCCGTCTTCTATTATGTTCGCAACTCGTAGCGAGCGTAATCCTGACGTGCAAGCGATGAATACAGATGATGGTGTGCGTATTCGACTTGCGTTGGTAATCAGTCCTAAGAAATACACGTATGTACTCAATGGCAACACGTACTACTTGAACCTCGTCTATCTCTACATTGACGGTGTCGAAGCTCGTAAGTTCGCTTACTTGCTTACCGATTCTATGCAGATAGGTTCAGGAGGCAGTATTGTTATTGGCTCGGATAAGGCGGATGTTGACCTCTATTCTATTCGTATATATGACAGCGCAATGGATGCAGCAAACGTGCATCAAGACTATATCAATGCCTTGTCGACCGTAGGTGAGAAGAGTGCGGAGAAATTGGATAACGACATCTATGATACACTCGGTACCACGGTTGACTTTGACAAAGTGCGTGGCAAGGTCAATGTGTTTACTTTTGATAAGCCACTCCCAGCGTATGAATATGGTAAATCATACAAGCCTAAAGGCACGCTGGAGATTTATCCGAAAGACGGTAATACGAATCTTAACCGTTTGACGATTACCAATCTTCAACTGCAAGGTCAGGGTACATCTTCTATGCTCTATTATCTATGGAATTGGAAAGCAAAGGTAGCTAAAGATACTACTATCGTATATGAGGACGGACTAACGGAACAGAAGAAATTTGAGCTGTTCAAAAACCTGCCTAAAATCTCTAAGCTGACAGGAAAGAAGAATATAGCGTCTTCAATGCAATACCACAAGATGGGTTCTGTAAATTCATTTACCGACCTATGGAAAGCGGTAGGCTTAACTAACGAGGGTATCGAACAGAACAGCGAAGCAAGAGTATCTATTTATCAAGAGACATTCGTAGGGTTTGAAAAACAGACCGCAGAGGACGGTACTGTTACATATAAGTTCGTCGGTCTGTTCACCATCGGTCCAGACAAAGGTGATGCTGCGACCTTTGGATATGACAAGGACCTTTTCCCTGACCTCCTGTCTATTGAAGGCTCTGATAACTCGCCACGCCTTACCTTGTTTCAAGTGCCTTGGGATAAGCGAAGAATACGCTATAACGCTGAGGAGGAAGCCTATCAGTACCAAGTTTCTGAACTTTCGTGGGAGAACTGCTGGGACTTGGATTATGCTGACCTCCCTGCTGATGATAAGACAACAGCAGACAATGAGACTCGTCAACGTGCAGAGCAGCTCGTAGAGTCGTATATCACAGCTTATAATATCATCTATTCGTGCAATACATTCATTGAGCCTTTCAATGGAACGCTTGACGAGTTGAATGCTGATCCACACTCAACACACATTGAGTATTGGATTGCGAAAGAAGGTGATCCTAATCAATACAACCTATACTATTACGATAGCTTGTATAAGAAGTTCTGCCCTTCAACACTCGATAGCGGTGTGTCGGTGGTTAATCTCCGTCAGCAGTTAGTCGGAGATAAGTACGGATTAACCGAAGCAACGTTCAGCACGATTAGTGATGCAGCCCAGCTCAACGAGTTATTCAAGTCAGCACGCATTCAGAAGTTCCGTGCTGAGCAGCCACAGGACTGGGACATCATGGACCTACTTTTTCATCAGTTATACGTAGAGTTGAAGGCAGCAACCGATAACTGCGCAAAAAATACTTATCCTTATAACTTCAATGCAGAATAGATATGGCAAAGAGTAAATGGAAATTTCGTCAGGATGACCTTGATACAATTCTAACGGTCATCAATCAGGGCTTGATGAAAAAGCCTTACTATGTAGAATATCACGACACCTACGAGGACGGTACTCCCGTTTGGAACGGAGAGAAATCCGTTCTTTGGAACCTGATGGAACAAGCGTACCCAGAAGAGCGTGCGCAAATGATGAGACGAATGATGTCTAAGATGGAGGAACTGGGAGGACTTCAAAAGGGTACGCATCAGCAGAAACTCTTTGCATACTTCGAGAGGTATTACTTCTCAGTAATTGATAATTTCTCATCTATGCTCTATAATGAAGATGGCAAGCTGTACGAGAAGATGAAGCTTGCCATGCTGCAAGGTACATATACGAATGACACTGACCCACTTGGTCAGTCGCTCGGTGACGGTAAGTCACCTGAAGTAGCGTGGGTAAAGAAGCGTATTCAGTACTTGATGTCCAAGTATTCCTTCGGTGACTATGATGCCAAGACTGCGGAAGGGGCTATCACCGTACGTACATCTGCTCAGGCTGATGCTACAACAAACTCTATCGTTCTGCGCCTAACACCTGCAATGAAGTTATATCCAACCATTGCGTACGGTACCACAATCATGCGTGGTGCTCGTACAGATGCAGGTAAGCCTTGCGAAATAGTCGTAGATATTAACGGTACCAGCGACCAGCAGTTATCTGTCAAGTCAGCAGACTACCTGCTCGATATTGGCGATTGGTCTTCCTATGTCATCAATGGTGCGCTTTCTATTATAGGTAAGCGACTCAAGCGATTAAAACTCGGTGATGAGAACGAACAGAAGGTGAAGATACTCATAGCTTCGCTTACGCTCGGTAATACAACATCCTTAGAGGAGATTGATGTGCAGAACATCTCGACTCTTGGCGGTTCGCTCGATATGCGCAGTAACTTCCGTCTGCGTAAGTTCCTCGCTGGTGGCTCTTCACTCACCGAAGCGCACTTTGCTGATGGTGGTGCACTCGAAGAAGTCGACTACCCAGCTTCGACCTCATACGTCGAACTGAAAAACCTCGACAAACTCACGAATGAAAAGTGTAATACAGAAGCCTGCGCTCCTAACGTTATGAGTTACTTCGTGAGTGGGTGTGATAACCTTCAGCCGATTAAGATGCTCATTGGGATAATGGATGCACAGGTAGGGCAAGTTCCTCACTCCCTGCGTTACGTGCGCTGTGTCGGTTTCAATGAAACATTTACCGATGGGCGAGCATTCGATAAGCTGTCTCAGTTGGTAGACGGTACTTATCAGGGTATCGATGCAGAAGGTCAATATGGAAACGACCCATACCCAGTCTTGGACGGTACTATCAACCTCACCACTGGTGCGTATCGTGACACCTACGATGCCTTAATGACACACTATCCTAAGCTCAAGCTGAACATTGCTAAGTGGTGGATTCGCTTTGAGGACCCAGAGGTAAAGCGCATTTGTGTAGAAAACTGGGATAAAGACGGTGACGGAGAGCTAAGTATGGAAGAAGCAGCAGCTGTTAGTTCCATCGGGACTAAATTCAACGGTTTAGATCGAAAGACTGGTGTCTTAGACCTATCTATATTTAATAATCTCACATCTATCGATAGAGAGGATTTACGTTATATAGTGCGCCTTAATAAGTTAATATGCCCACCATCTGTGTCAATGTATGATACTTGTTTCTATGGATCAACGATAGATACTATTGTCGTTGAAAATATGGAGCAGCAGAGTTCTTTGTTATGGGGACTATCTTTTAAGAACTTTATCATAAAAAGTAAGAATCCCCCTAAACAAGGAACGAGAGCTTCGTATGGTTGGAATAAGAGGAAAGGCTCAAGAATATTTGTTCCAGACGAGAGCGTTAATCTATACAAGACAAGTACGTCATTCTCAGACATAGCTGAATATATCCACCCACTAAGCGAGTATCACTCTTGATACTCACTGAGTGGATGTAGACGAGACAGATAAGGAAAATTCTTCCATGCTTCCTTGTATCTTGATAATGCTGAGTCTGGTACATATACTTTTAAATCTGAAGGTATATGACCGTAGGTGTTTACATGGAAAAAGTTTTTATCTGTAAATGGTATCTCACTACAAATTACCACCGTCTTAATATTGACGCTATCAAGAAATGTTCGATACGCATGAGACTTAACAGTAGATGGAATCCACACCTCTCTTAAGTTAGGAATTTTACGGAATATGTCATTGTTTAAAACCTTAATATTGAAATAACGTAGAGCCTTTAAACTTACGATTTTATCATTATTATAAAACTTAGTTCCGATGGGATTAAAACGGTGTTTAAATGCTATTTTAATTCCATCGGAACTATGTTTAGAGGCGGATCGTTTGAATCGCTGAAAGAACTTGGTATGTTTGGAACTGTCAAGCTGAGTGATGGAGCCTTCCAAAAAACAACAGTAAAAGAGTCTATAGTTTTACCTGAAGGTTGCACGAGCGTAGCGACAGGAGCCTTTGAAAAAGCCATAGTAAGAACGATAGAACTGCCTTCTACTGTATCTTTTCTCTGGGGTACTTGCTTTCACGAAGCACGTATAGACAATCTGATTTTCCATGGAACTCAGCCCCCTCAAAAATATGGATATTGGGAGTTCTTAGGAGCGAAGATAAAACACATATATGTTCCTGATGAAAGTGTAGAATCTTACCGTTCTGCTAATCTCGTACCATGGTTAGAATATGAACCGCTTAGTAAGTATCATTCGTGAAGTTCACTCATAGGGTGAATAATAGATGTTCCGCTTAATGGAGAAGGTTTGCTTGTAAAAGCCTTTTTATACACCTCTAAGCTCTCGTCTGGGACATAGAACTTGCACCCATTAGGTGTACATGTATCGTAGGTTCCTGTTGTGTTAGAAAATGTCCAGTCGTGACCTGGGGGAGTCTTTCCATGAAAAACGACAACTGTTGCTAAATTGAAACCTAACACATAACGACCAAGCGATGTAACGTTCTCTGGTATATCTATTCTTTTCGTATTATAGAAGTATGAACGAGGAGCTGATGATACAAACGGAAGGGACTTGATGGATTTTAAATGCTTCAAGTCTGATAGGTTATCTGTTTTTATATTGTAGAATATAGTCCCGATGGAACCCTCACCTAAACGCTCTTCGTATCTCCTTATTTATCGTTGTGTCTTTCACAGCTGAATACACCTGCGTTGTCTTTATGCTCTGATGCCCTAATATATATTGTATAATAGGTAAGCTTACTCCCTTACTCAATAGCACAGTAGCGCACGTATGCCTGGCACAATGAAAAGTAATGTGCCTATGTATGTTGAATCGTTTAAGCACACGCTTCAGTATCAAGTTGCAGCGTGCGTTACAAGGTAGTTGAAAGAGTTTACCTGTAGTAGTCTTGTTCTCTTGTATCATTGTTGCTGCCTTGCCTCCAAACATCTTAGAGATAGGTATTCTCACCTCGTGGTCTGTCTTCTGCATACGCATCACAACCCACTTGTTCCGATATATGTTCTTAACGTGCTGCTTAGTTACTTGCACAATATCCGAGAATCGAAGACCCGAATAGACACTGAATAGAAAACCTTTAACTACCTTCCTCTCCTCTTCTGTCAATTCTTCCTTCTCCTCCTTATCTTCTATCCTCCTCAGTTCTCTTTCTGTCAGCGATTGCTTCTGAACATTCTCGGTCTTGATGTGATATTTACGAAAAGGATAGACTGTCATCAGTTCCTCATCTATAGCGAGATTAACGAATCGACGAAATATCTTCATAAACTTAGCAATGGTGTTTATCGCATACCCTGCGCTTTTTAGAAAGTTCTCAAAATCGCATATACATTTATAATCAATCTGCGTAAAGGTCATATCTTCCTTATATCGCTTTAGCACTGCCAGCGCAGCCTTATGATTCGCAATCGTCCCTGCTGTATATGTCTCCTTATCTATCTCACCTTCCATCCAGTCGAGGAAAGAACTATCCTCCTTGTATGCAATCAGAGTAGGGTTGTCGACCAATTTGTTGACATCACCAATATGCTTGATAACGTATTGCCCATCTACTTGTATCTGTATTAGTGCATTATGCCCTTTTAGTTCATTACTAAGCTCACGAAGGATGTTCTGTATATTCATAATTGTAGGAAAGATGGACTGTAGGACGAGATATATCCATCCTACAGCCCTGCTTTTAATAGAATTAAAGCACTCCCTTGTAATTTAATAGCAGTTGATTAGCCTGCTGAATATCCTTGGGAGTGTATATGTCTGTAATCAATATCGATGAATGTCGTGCCTGGTCTCTCACGGTAAGTATATCGGTGTTCGCACGCAGCATATTCGTGATACCTGTGTCTTTGAGACTGTAGAACTTGTATCTGTCAGTCAGATTCAAGCTCGTACGGATATAACGACTCCAGTAATCTCTGAACGCCTTTTCTGTTCGTCGTTCCTTTCCTGGTCTGAAATCATTACTAAAGAGAAAATACTGTCCTGGACTATCGAAGATGCGCAGGTCTATCATTAATTTAATGACATGATCAGGAAGCGTTAAGAGAGCATCGTTATGATTCTTTGCTATTGAACCGTGAAGATACAATGTTTTCTTTGCTATATTAAAGTCTCCTACCTTAATATAACTCATCTCTTTTGGGCGCACAAATAAATAATGTAGAATATAGCAGGCAAGCAAGTAATGCTTGTTGTGCTTCATCAACCACACCTTTATTCGCTCCAGGACATCATCAGGAATAACATCGCGGTTCTTAAGATGACCTCGACGCTGCACGATTGAAAAGTGTTCTGTAGGGTCTGAAGATATATAGCCTCGCTCCAATAGATACTTACAGAACGTCTTAATCCATGAGAGATAATTGTTCCTCGTTCGAAGCGTGTTATTCCTGTCGACAAAAACGTACTCCAAAAATTGACCTACCATCTTGCTATCGAATTGATAAGTGTAATACAGATTGACGTTCTGCTTTTCCTTCCACTCTTTCAGTATCTTAATCCTACTGCAATACGATACAACAGACTCCTCACGCATATTGTGTTCCTTAAGGAGTTTGAATAGATAAGCCTCGTACTTTGTGCACGCATCATCGAATGATGTGTACTCAAGAGGTTGTACGAGTTCCACCCACGGGTTCCAGCCTTGCATAAGTTTTTCAGTCAACCTTTTTATAAGGGCTTCACCATATTCTCTTTGATTACGCTTACCTCTTATATGGTTGAGCATAAACTTCTTTATACGAAACTTCCCTCTCTCTGGGTCAAATGCAGAAAGAGATACATAACATTCAGAGGCTTGATGAAACTTGGGCGTTTTCCATCCAACAATCTCATTAATAGCCGTCTGTCTGTTTTTTGAAGAAAAATTTTTTTTAGGCAT